GCCGCCGTAATGCCCGTGATGGCCAGATTGGTGTTGGTGACCAGATTGAACGCGAACGGATAGTCATGGCCGGCGAAGACCGACGACGCGATCATGCCATAGACGACGTTGCCGATCACCTTGATGCAGGAGATGAAGCCCGCGCCCGGCAGGCCGAACTGAAAGCCGCTGGAGAAGCCCGACGAGAACGGACCGCCGATCAGCGAGTAGTCCACTCGCGAGATCGCGGCCGGGCGGCAGCTCCAGAGATTTTTGGTGCCGGGATACGGGATCAGGTTCTGCAGCGCCGCCATCGCGCCCTTCATCACGTTCGACGAGTCGAGCGCGTCCGAGACGCCCGCAGGCGAGAACGGATAAGGTTGGGTGCGGCTAAGTGTCACAGGTGTCACCAGCCGACGAGTTTTGTGTTCGGGAGATTGTAGAAGCTCTTGCCGAACCGGCGGCGATCGAGCTTGACCGTGTTCACCCGGTCTTCCGGGTTGTCCTTCATCCGCAGGTATTTGCGAAGGATCGCACCGGCGCCGATGACGCCCTGATCCTCGTTATCGCCGAGAAACAGCGACGCCCGGTCATCGTTGGTGATCCGCATCAGTTCGCCGGCCAGCCGCGTAATCAGGTACATCTGGTTGGGAAACCACGGCGAGACCGCGCTGGTCTCCGGCGTGGCGATATCAGCCTTCTGCGGGAAATAGCGACACGTCCACGGATACTGCCCCGAGGCTGGCGGCCACACGTAGAAATTGGGCGGCGAGGCCGGCGTGTCAGCCATGTCGACGTAATAATTCACCGGATAGGAGCTGAAGCCCGGCGTCTGCACCTGCATGTCGAACTGCGCCTGATCGAAGTTAATCAGGACGTAGCGCACACCATTCAGATACCAGATGATCTCGTTACGCTCCGCGCGCAGGAAGTCGGCCGGAAGCGCGTTCGGCCCGGTGCCAGGGATATATTGGTTGCCGGGACCGGAGATCGTCGTGGTGTTGAAGTTGCCGGTCGCGGTCTTGCGCGCGACCTCGAAGTCATAGTCCTGCGCCAGCTCCTCCAAAATGACGTTGAGAAGCTGGCCCGATTGGGTCAGGTAGTTAGGGCACTTCGCGATCTGGCGCGCGAGCGAACAGATTTGAGCCGCTGTCTGCGCCATCCTGCCTCACCTTATCATCGCCTCGAGCTCGGCGATATTCACCCTGTACCGCTCGACGTTGTACTTCATGCCCTCGATCGTCTTGCGATGGTTCTCCAAGCCGACCTCTTGCTGCTTGTTCAGCTTGAACTCGCCGCGGCGCCCGCTGCTGGCGTGCTCGGCCGCAGCTGCATTCTGGAAGTCGGCCACCTTCTCGACCTGGTTCTTGAGCGCGATCTCCTCAAACTCCAGCTTCTTCCGCAAGTCCTTGACCTGATATTTCGCCGCCTGCCGGTCCAGCGCCCGCATTACCTTGTCGAGTGCGGCGTTGACCTGATCGTCGGAAGCCTCGAACGGAACGAATGACTGGGCGATGATCTGGCTTCGGTCGTGGATATTGAATGTGATGGAGAAGCCAAGCGCAGGTGCAGTGCCGGCAGGAGTATCGTCGGGCATGTATGATCCTTCTAGGAAGCAAGTTGAACGCGGGCAGTGCCCTTCTTGGGAGACAGGCGAACGGCGGTGTTGGCGAGCTGCTGCTTCTGGTAGAAGTTGGGCTCGTCTTTGCCTTCGATCTCGGCCTGATGCCGCCACGACCGAGCCATCTGCTCGCGCACGACGTCGGCCTTGGCCTTCGGCAGGTCGTAGGTGCGGCCGTGCATGTAGGTCACGCCATCCAGCGTGATGCGGTCGATATAATCGGCGAAATTGATGTAGACCGCCTCCAATTCACCCTCATCGCCCAACGGTCCTTTTTGCACCGGGACGTCCTCGCTGCTGATGCCAAGCTCCTGCTCGGCCATGATGCGAGCTTGCTTGAGCAACGCCTGCTCGCGCGCCTTGGCAAGCATCTCGGGCGGGACTTTGGAGCGGTCAATACGACGGGAGGGAGCCATCAGGTGTGCGTCCATGAGGTTGCGGCGGAAGGAGCGGCGCCGCCGGCAATGGCGTTGGCCGACAACAGGATCGGCCAGCCATTGGCGTCGACGGCGACGTAATCACCGGGGAGACACTGAAGCACGCCCCGGTTCGGAATATAGAGCTGACCACCCGAGTTGAACGCGCCCGGCCAGATGGGCTTGGCAGAAGGCGCGGTCTGGGCAAGCTGCCCGCTGTCGTTGGAGCGATCGTCGAGGATCCTGGCGGCAAGTGCCGCCAGGTCCGTAGCGTTCATGCTCTGAACGAAGCGAAGGGCCGCCAGAGTGGTTGTGGCGTTCGATCCTAGCGTAAGTAAAGCCATAGTATTACCCCTGACTGTTACTTAACCGAAGGATGAGGAGAAGGCGCTAGTGCTTTCAATTCTCATCATAAAAGCGGCGTTAGATATCAACGTGCCGTAGAACACTTTCCACCCCACAACTCGAAGTTGATTTAAGGGGTCTGACTTGTCCGCACCAAACAACGCCGTGATCTTCACTTCATCCAGACTGACCTGGGCATAGCTTCCCCGACCGAAGATGAAGGTCGGATAGACCGTAATGCCAACCCCAGGCACCGCCGGCGGCGTCTGGGCCGTGCCCAGGCCGGTGATCGTAACAGTGGTACCGCCGGTGAGCTGCGTCGCCTGCCCGGCTTGCGGGCCGATGGTCGGACCGGAGGTGGTCAGGCCGAGATTGAGCAGGCTCGTGAGGCCGAGACCGCTGATGTAGACGTTCCACGTATAGCCAGCCGTGCTCGGCAGCGTGACGTCGATCGAGCCGTTCGGGCCGACCACCGCGACCGCGTTCGATACGGCACTGATGATCGACTCGTACTGGTTCTGGGTGTCGGAGCCGGTGACCTGGATGACATAGTTGCCGGTCGCCAGCGAGCCTTGCGTGGAAGCCACGCCCTGCACTGCGGTCGCACCAAGGAACGTCGGCACGAGGTTCGATGAGCAGAACCGCACCCCGCCCCACTCGCCCACTTCGGCGTTGTAGAGCCGATTGATATCGCTGTAGGACCAGGCGGTGACGATGGTGGAGTTCTCGCGCAGATCCTGCACGACCAGCGGATGGAGAATGGACGGATAATGCGCCATCTGGCGCGGATTGCTTGACGCCTTGGCGCCGCCGGAGTCGGCCTGGACTTTGATATCGGTCTGTTCGTCGCCCATGTAGCGGGGCGAGCCGATCGTCGACAAGGCGCCAACTGCGCGGTTGATCTCGTGAGGGTTGAGAACGTCGCCGGCGACGAGGGATGCCCGCGAGCCGCGGGTATTGACGTAGTTGATCTGGGTCGTGCCGGCCAGAATGCTGTTGAAGGTATTGCGATCCAGCGTTTCGCCGATCTGCAGGCCAATCAGCTCCTGCGCCTTCTGCACCAGCGGATGCTTGATGGTGAGCTCGGCTACGTCGGTGATCGTGACCTTATCGCCCCACTGCTGGGCAGTCGCGCTGACCTGGGAGATGGTCATCGTCTCGCCGATCGGCGGGACGCCTTCACTCAGGGGCGAGAACGGCAGCGGAATGCGGTTGAACCGTGTCGCCGTGTAGGTCGTGCCGCGTCCTTTAGGGAGCGTGGCTGGGTCGCCAAACTGGTAGGCGACAAGGGTGCGGCGAGCGAGAGGGAGGGTTTTGTCGGCGATGTAGTTTTCAATATCCGAAGAAAACTGAGAGGCTGCGTTCGTGGCCATTTCTCGCTCCTAGAACGAACCACGCCGCATGGCGGGGTTCAGAAAGTTATATTCTCCAGGCGCTTATCGCGCGCCTCCTGCTCCGACACCTTGCCGCGGTTGCCCGCGGTATCGCTTCTCGCCGCTCCGGGGCGCACGGTCTGTCGCGCGATGCGCTGCTGACCCTGTGCCTGCTGCCGCTGCTTTGCGACGCTCCTTCCGGCCCTTGCCTTTTCGCCGATGATGTACGTCAGAAGACGCTCACGATCGACGTTCTGTCCTGCTGCGCGCATCTGCTGAAGGCGCGTTTCGACCTCATCGGCGTACTTCGCGGCAAGCGGGTCGGTCGCCTTCAGAGCGTTGAAGGCCGCCTTGTCGCCTGTCTCGTAGGTCTGCCACTGAATTTGTCCTAGTGTCGCTTGGAACCGCTTGTCCGACTCGCTGAGCCGGTAGTTGATAAGCTCGTCTGGGGTCATCAGAGCAATCTGCTCTGGGGTTGGCCCCTGTGGTGTCGCCTGCGCGGGCCGCTCAAGCCGAGCGATCCGCTCCTGCAATTCGCGTGCTGCGTTCTCGGCGCGTGTCGCTCGCTCGGTCGCCTCCTTGGCGGTCTGCGAGAGCTTCTGGAACCGGACTTCGCCGCGTGAAGGTTGGCGTCGCGCCGGTTCGCCGTCTACTTGCTGACCTTCGCCAGCACTCGCCCCGTCACCTTCGGCGGCCCCTTCAGGATCGACCCCATCTTCTGGGTTTTCGCTATCGGGATCTGTGGCATCCGCTTCGGCTTCGAGCCCTTCATTCGGTGTTCCTTCTTCGGTCGGGAGATCGTCTTCCTCGCCTGCCATTTCACTTCTCCTGCAGCGGGCTTACGGCCGCCAGTCGTGGGGCTCCTTACGGGAGCGACGCGGTGCGGTGACTTACGGCCACCAGTCGGAAGACTGCATTTTCAACGTCTTGCGCCAAAATGTCAATGCGGCGTGTGAAGGTCACCGGAACGACCACGCGAGCAGGACAAACCCCATCACAATGAGCGCCAGACCAATGGACGTCGAACTGGGGTATTGCACTTATCGGCGAGGCCCGACTGACTGTGGCGATAGAGTAGAGCTGATCTGGGTCAAAACCTTCTCCAGCTTCTCGTCGGTCGACTTCTGCCGTTCCTGCTGTACCGCCATCTGCGTGGCGAGCGTGGTCACAGCAGCCGCGATCTTCTCGTTGCTGTCGAGGAACTGCTTGCCGAGCGTGTTGCGCTTCTCGTCCTGCTCTTTGATGGCCGCTGCAGTCTTGGTTAGCGCATCAGTCTGGACAGCCTTGATATCCACCACGTTGTAGGTGAGGTAGGCGTAGCCGATCGCCACAAAGAAGATGCCTGCGGCAATGCTGAACATCTGCACCATAGAGACCTTGAACTTGGTCTCAGGCGTGATCGTCGCATCCACGTCGTAGTGGGTATGCCGAGCTTTCATTCGCGCACGCTTTGCCATACTCAGGCAACGTAGTCAGGGTCACCTGGTTGCGCAGGAGGGAGAGGTGTCTCGAGCCGCGCGAATAGGGCGTCGATACCGGCCGCCAGCGTCGCCCGCTGATCGTCGTTTGGAGCCTGCCCCGTCAACTCGCCGTACAAAGCCTCAGCGTAAGGCTTGAAATCCTTAACGGTTTGAACGACTTGTGGAGCGACCTTAATCAAAGTTGAGACCGCAGTGAGAACGATGCTGGCGATTGCTGACGGGTCCATCACTTGATCCCATATTGCATCTGGAGAAGCTTGTAGTCATTGATGATCTGGCTGGCGCTTTCGACCAGTGCGACGGCGTTTAGCTGGCCGCCGACCGAAGCCCTGTTGGCCGCCTGTACGGCCGCCTGTACCGGGATCGCAGCCTGCTGAATGCGGACGACGATCGGGCGGCAGGACGGCGGGATCAAGCGCTGAGCGCAGGCATCGCGGTAGTTGGCGCTGATCGCAAGCGTCGCGCCCCAGGAGGCGTTGATCGTGTCGAGACGCGACGACGTGAGCGGATTAGCGATGCTCGCGCAACCCGCAAGTGCAAACGCCAGTAGAACGGGGATCAAACGTCTCATTGGCTCACCACTTTCGGTCGTGTTGGATCAGCAAGCGCGGCTGCGGCTCCATCGGGGGGCGCCGTCGTGTCGACAACAATTTTCTTGACGTCGGGCATCGCCTCAACGGCCTTGAGCTGAGCAGTATCAGTGTGAGCAAACATCGACCAGATGATAGGAGCAAGCATGATGATCGCACCAGAGATTTGCTCCCACATTGCGCCGTTGATGCCCAGCGTGCCGTGAGCAACGACAGCAGTCCCGGCGATCTGAAGGAGGGTACGAAGGAGACTGAGAAATTGGGCGTTGTTCATAAAATCCCCTTGCCGCTAAACGGGTTGTATCATAGTCCTCGTGTGGACACAATCTAGACCACCGACACCTGATGGCTCGGAATATTAGCTGCAACCATTATCGGCCCTACAATTGGTAGTTTGACCGCTTTTGGCCAGAAGTAACCAATGAGGCCGAAAGTGCTTGCTTGTTTTGCCAGCATCTCGATTTGCACCATGTCCGATTCATTCCCACCTAGCGTCCACACAAAACCATTCCGCTCACCGCAATAAAAACCGACGTGCCCGAGACCAGATGCGCGCGACGTTCGCCAAAAGACTGCGATAGCGCCCAACGCAGGTCCAGATAGCTGAACAAAATCAGTATCATGACGAAAGGATTGCGATGCTGGCGAGCGCGTTCCCGCAATGCCGCTGCTTTCCAGCATCGCATTGGCAAAAATTGCACACCACGGCTGGCCTTGTTCGCCGCAATGAGCAAGGTTGCAGTAGCGCTGAACTGAAGGGCCGCCATTATTTCCTACCTCGTGCGTGCCAATTTCTTTCCACGCTGCCTGAAGCCACTTGGGAGCATTATCTGGGCACTTCATCGTTATCTCCGATCGTAGTTCATCCAAAGTGCGCGTAGATGCTTGCGGGCCTCCGTCGCATCCTCGCCGCCAGCTTCCTCGTATTCGGCCAAAGCGTACCACAAATCAGCGGCGTTCGGGTTGCGCACAAGCGCAGCCTTGATATCAGGAATGGCGAACTCCCGAGCCACGTAAAGCCGTGTCGCCACCCAGAAGTACGCCGGAGCCGCCCGCATCGGGTAGTCCAGCGGCCACATGATCGAGGCGCGATGCAGGTGAAACAGGGCTTGCCCAACCGTATCGGAGCGCTTGGCCCAATAAAACTCGAGCTCGGCTCCAAGCGAGCGAACTGTGCAGTCCAGGCCGATCGCGGCAAAGACTACCAAGAACAAGAACCGCGAGAAACGACGTAGCAGGCATATACAGCGGGAAAGCAACGAGACCCTCCGACAAAAACACGATCAGAACGTAGTGCTCGGCGCGCAGCGGCCGCGCAAGCCATGCGTACAGTAACAGACCTAACACCAAAAGCACGCCGGGACCAAGTTCATAGGTCAGATTGAACAGATCGGCGTGCGCCGAGCTCGGCCGAAACAGCAGCGAGTCGAGCCGCGTCGCGTGTTCGGGGAATGTCGTGTAGAACGAGCCAAGACCATGCCCCCAAAAGGTAGAGCCGTCCCAGGCGTCGAGCCAGAGGTCGATCCGCTGGTTAAAGCTAGGCGTCCAAAGCCCGGTGTCATGCCTGAGAACGAGATAGGCAATCAGCTCCAGTCCTACTCCGGCAAGCGCCACCGCTATGAAGCGATTTTTCTTATATATCAACCAGATAGAAAGAACTGCTAAAGCGAAAAATGCACCGCGGCAATAGCTTAGCCACAGCGTTGGCAGGATACCGGGGATCGCCCACCATAGCCGCGAGGCGATCACACCGACGAGCACCATCGCTGCCAGTTCGCCGGCAAAATTCTTATTGAAAAACAGCCCTCCGGGGATCGCAGCCTGCGACAAAACGTCCCACCCGTAAACCTGGGCGACGGAGACCGCGCTGTTGACCGCGAGCCCAATCGCCATTGCGCCGTAGACGGACCGAAGTGACGACGGCGCGGCGCAAAACACCAGCGACAAAAGGCCAAACAGCAGCATCGCGCGCAAGCCGTCGTAGAAATTGAAGGTCCAGCTTAGCGAGAACGCTGCCCACGCGAGAAAACAAGCGCCCAGCAGGTGGGCCACCGTCAAACGGTTAGGATGCCTATACCAAAGGATAGGCATGACCAGCATCAGGAGCGCCCAGCGAGGCGTTGTGGCCGGTCCTGGGATGCCCTGAACGAACAAAACCGTAACGAAGAAGGCGAGATACTTCATCAGTAGGAGACGATCACGACGCCGCGGAAACCGTCGCCGGGCGCGTTGTCGTACCCGCCTCCGCCGCCGCATCCTGCTGCCGTAGCGCTGGTTGCGTTGCTGACAGTGCGCCGTTCGCCCGCTCCCGCGCAAGCATCGCCACCGCTGCCCGCAGGCGAGCTCTCTGACGATCCCCCGCCGCCGGCCGCATAGTTGATTGCCGAGCCGGTGATCGAGGATGCGCGCGGTGCGCCGCCGTTGCCGCCACCCACACCGTTGACACCGTTGGCGCCCACACCGCCTGCGCCACCGCCGCCTGCCTGCGACGTCGTGGTCGCCGTCGAGCCTGTGCCGCCAATGTTGCCGAAGCAGTTGACGCCGCCCGATGGCGAGACTTGCGTGATCGCCGACGATCCGCCGCCGTTGAAAGCACCGCCGCCCGACGAGCCGCCGGCTGCGCCGGTGGTGTTGGTGTTGGCCGCGCCCCCGCCACCACCCTTGGCCGTAACCGGCGTGCCGGAGACGTCAAAAACGCTGTCCGTGCCGGGGTTGCCGCGGACGTTTGCGCCTGTCGGATGGACGCCGCCCGCGCCGACCGTGATCGTGTAGCTCGTGGAGGTGAGCGTGTATGTGTTGGTGTTCTCGCAAACGCCGCCTGCGCCCCCGCCGCCACCTGTACCGCCGCCTGCCGTGCCGCCGCCGCCCGAAGCGCCGCCAGCGACCACCAGAAGCGACGCCGTGGTCTTGGATCCACCCGCGCAGGTCAGCGTGCTGCTGCCGGTGAAGGTGTGGATCGTCTTGGTGCCATTGGTGGTGATCGTCCCGCCGGTGCAGGCAAAGCCGGCGATGCCGCCAGGACCGGGGAACGGTAAGCTTTGCGGAAGGGCCGAGCTTGCGAGCAGCAAGCCCAGCAGAACAAGCAGCGGGCGCTTCACCGATACACCGCCCAGTTCAGCGTGATCGCCCCCGGCGTGATCGTCGCAGCCGTCCCATTGCAAACTTCAAAATTGACAGTGCCATTGGTGGGATAAAGTCGGATGGACAGGCCGCCCGCCGTCACTGGGATATACCCGGCAACCGCCGCAGTGCTCGCGTTGAACGCCGCCACAATGGCGTCGGTCGAGACGACGCCGGCAGCTCCGGCCGCAGACGTGTTGCACGCGGTCGACGCGATCGGCGTCGTGTTGAGTGCCTTGGCGCCGCTGGCGATCGTTGCCGTGAGCGTCTTGGTCAGAGATGGGAAGCTTAGCGTGTCGCCGACAGTCAGTGCGCCCGCGACTGGCTGCACCGTGATTGTGCCCGACGTGGCGTTGCCCATCGTCACATTGCCAAGCGTACCGGAAGCGCCGAGCACAAGCTGTGACGTGGCCGACCAGATGCTGGCACCGCGGTTTAAAATTTGACCGACTGTCGTGCCGATGAAGTCGAGGATCGAGGTTGCCGTCAGCTCCTGCGCCGGCTGATTGGTGCCTGCCTTGTTGCCGATGACGACATTGTTACTGGAGACCGTAAGATTTGATGCGGGCAGTGAAGGCGTCGCCCAAAGCGGGTTCGCTCCCGGTCCCAGTGTCTTGAGAAACTGCCCGCTCGTCCCCGCCAGCAGACACGTCGGCGTTGCCGTCGAGTTCCAGTAGACGATGCCACCTTGAGCGGTGCAGACCAGCCAATCGACGTAGGACGCGACAATATCTTTGACCGTGTTGCGAAGCAGCGCGGGCGTGATTGCGCCGGAAGTGTTGTCGGGCCAGTTGGTGTCGATCTCAGCGTCAAGCGTGACTTTCGACGATTGCGCAAATGCAGGCGACGCCAGAAGCAGCGCGAGAGCGACGAGAACAAATCTAATCATGCCATTCAAGCTCCGGTGCTCTGACGACAATCTCCAGCAGGATCGCGAAACCGAAAGACCAAACAGCGAAGCATAGCATCATCTTACGACATTACAGGTGGAATAGGAGTTACAGCTTCGGCACTGATAACCATCTTAGATATCTGGGTCTTGATAATCATAGCAAAGTAATCCACAAGCTGTGCCACAGTGCCGCTGGGATGATCCTTTCGGAATGCATTGATGATTCGCGTAGCGTCGGCCCCAGAGAAGGTAAGCGTCTCAGACACAGGACCTGTGCCAGGATCAATAGTGATAGTAAGCGTTGCCATTAGGTAAACACTCCTGGGTTCGTGCCGCCCTTCCAGCCGCCGTTATAAATGTAGAGTTTGTTATTTGTCGTGTCGTAACGCACGGCAACCTTGCCGGTGACGCCTCTAGGAACGCCCGTAGGTGGCCCTGCACAGGTCGGGATATACATATCTCCATCTGTAGCTGTAGTTGCTAAAGCACCCGTAAGTCCAAGTGCCACGTTTGCAAAGCTGTCCCAGTAAACCGCTTGGTTTGTAATCGCTACTGCATTTGAACTTGAGCCAAGCCAGAAGCCTTCTCCAGCGTTGATGCCCATAGCACCAAAGTTTGCACCGTTTCCCCACATTAAAATAGTTGGAACAGTCCCGGTCGTCTCTTTGATGTAGATATTCGACGCGGCCATTGAGTAGCCAAAGATGTTACCACCGATGGTGGCCATCTGGCCGCATTGCATGAAGCCAAGCCGGTTGACGCTGAAAAAGCTGACGCCACCGACCAACAAATTAAGGAGGTTTGAAGCGCCCGCGCTACTGGTATTTGTAATGTTTAGTCTAAACGCATCCCCAGCGTTGTTTCCACCGCCGACATTCCATGTGCCGGATATGTCGATGATCGAGTGCGTGTCGGCCGTATCTGCGGAGAAGCCAGATACGATTAGCGCCTGCGTGTCCAGTGCTGGTGTAATCGTCTGTGTTACAGTGAAAGTGTTGGCGACGTTGGTAAGAACGAGATCGTCGTCGATATCCAAAATCAACGTGCAGGCGACAAACGCCGTTTTATCTGTGAAGTTTCTAATGTTGTTTGGGCCGACAAGTGGCTGCGTACAACTCGTCAAGCTAATCGCGGTCCCCGCACTCGGCCCGTTCAAAGTATTTGCTTGGACGTTAAGTTGCACAACTGCGGACGCAGTAATGCCAGGTCCAGTCCCCAGCGAGCAGTCGAGCAAATTCGAGTTGATGGATATTCGTGGCCAGCCGGAAACGATGTTGATGCAGCTCCCCGAAACACTCTCGATGTTGTTGTCGCAAATCGAAAGTTGAACAGTGGGCGCAGCACCCACGTCCATGCTGATACCATCGACAATGAGGCCGCTGTCAGAAACTATTTTGTTGTTGGCGATTACTCCACCGCCGCCGCTTTCAATGCGAATACCTGCTGCGGCGTTGGCGAGTGGAGCGAATTGCGAATTGGTAACATGCCAGCCGCCCGCATCGGCGTTGACAGTGTTTCTTATTCGCAACGCCCAATGGACCGAACGGACAATTTCACAATTATCAATCTGCCAGCCATATCCGGTCTGCACGTCAACAGTATCATAGAAGCCGTCGAACGTAACTTGATCGAAGTTGCAGACATTCAGCGCACTAGCATTGACAACCTTAACCGCTGTCGATCCCGCCGCTCCCACTCCAGAACAGACGAGAGAAATATCCTCGAATTTCGCCGCAATCGCCGTAACGTTAAAAAGTACATTGTTAGTCACAGTATCAACGATCTGGGTAACGGCACCTGTATTGCTGTAGTCACCCCCCGTGCATCCTATAACAAAAGTAGGATTAGCAAGAGTAAAGCCCCCAGTCGTGACCCATTTCCCAGGACGAAAATAGAGAACGCCCCCGGTAGATGGAATTGCTGCGATAGCCGCCGTAACCCCCGCTGTTACATCTGTACCAGTCCACAAAGATACAGAAGCCTGCTGTGCTGGCGTCAGATACGAATAAACGTCAATCCAGCCCAGCAGCCCAGCGACCGTAGGGGCAACGCCACCATCCTTGATCATGTTGCGGTTGACGAAGACCGCAGCGTTGCCCGGCGTCACTGCGCCCTGCGTGATGACGCCTGGATTTATCACGTCATCTCCGCTGCTGCGAACTGCGTCGTCGCTGTGGCGTTCACGTAGACGTCGCCCATCCAGCCCTCGAGTTGCGGCGGCGGAAAACAACCACCGGGGATCACTTCCCAAACAGCACCCGTCAAGCCAAGCCGCACCAGAAGATTGTCGCCGTTGGTGTTGAGCGACACCGCAGAGTAGTTCTCGATTAGGAAGCCAAGCCGGTTGGCGTTCGCCGGGATGATCTTGACATAGGCTCCCGTGCCCGCGCCGCCGTAGGACGTAAGCGTGCCGAACGCAAGCTGAAGCCCGCGGGCAAGCCGGTTGCTCATCCGCTCGCCGCCTTCTTGATGTTGTCAATCTTGGACTGGTACGCCGCCTTCAGCGCCGCGACGCGATCCTTCTCGAGCTTCAACACCTTCTCGTCCTCGGCGATCTTGTTCTCTCGCGCTGCCGCCGCATTCTCCCGTCGCGTCATCTCGGTCTCGCGCGTGGTGATGGACTTGTCGCGAGCATCCAGGTCGCTTCGCATCTTCTGAACGAACTGGGCACCCTTGGCAACCTCCTCCTCGCGCGGTGTGAGCTTATGCAGCATCTCGTTGCGCAGCCGCGAACTCTCGGCATGGTGCGCCTGTGCTTCAGCCAAAGTCTCAGCCGCCTTGGCCTGCTTGTCACCGGCCTCCTTCAGCGATGCCGCCGCCGCATCCTCGTGCGCCTGCAGTTTGGTCAGAAGTTTTGCCGATCCGTCCTTGTCGCGGAGAATGTCGACCAGTCCCGCCAAGAGCCTGATGCCTGATGTGTCGTCCATGATCGCTCCTAGAAGGTTGTGGTGACGCGAAGTTTGCCCGTCGAGTCGCAGGTCAGACTTTGCTGCTGGCCGTCGCTAAGCGTCGGCGGGGTCGTGTAGAAAATGCAGCCGGTCACGACGGCCGGCGAGCGAACCGATGCTCCTTGCCCCCATGCAAAGCCAACACCTGCGAGCGCGATGCCAAATGCGATAATAACGGCCTGCGTGTTTGTCATGCTGTTCTCCTCGGCATCTGGCTGGGATCGTGAAGCTGGTCTTGGTGGATTGCGCCCGGCGGCTGCTGCACGCCCTTCGGCGGCGCAGGCACAGCGCCTGGCCGCGGCGAACCGGCAACGCCTGGTCCCGCGCCTCCCGGCACGCCCGGCTGACCGGACGGCATCCCACCCGCCATCGGACCTCCCGCCATCCCGACCATCATCGCCTTGCGGTTCATCTGCTGAATATGGGTGAAGATGTGCGCCTGAATTTTCTTCGCGTAGTCGGACTGCGGGTCCTGCTGCAGCATCTGCATGTGCGACTGGATATGGGCGTTGTCGTCGTCGAGCTCGTGGGTCTTGATCTCGAACCCGTTCTCCAGCATCTCGTTCTCCTGATCGACGCTGACCGGCATCTGCTCCTCCGGTCCCTCGAAGGTGAGCGGAGCGAGCTGCGGGCCGAACGCGCTGCCGGCCATGTGAACCATGAGCGGCCGCAGGTTGAGCGTGTAGGGCGCGTACTGCTCGGGCGGGATGCCGCGAAACACGTTGAGCATGGCGATCTGCATCTGGATTTGCTGCTGACTTCGCGCCTGCTCGACGCCGAACCAGATGAACTCGTACTTCTTGTCGAAGGTGATCGGCTTGACGTACTCCATCTGCGCCCGCGTGCCCATCGGGCCGTACTGCTTCACCATGATATCCTTGTCGCGATACTGGTGGTCGAGCGCCAGCATCAGCGCCAGCATCGGCGTCAGGATGGCCTGCTCGAGCACGGTCACGGCGTCAGCCGTCGTCAAGAGATCAACCTGCTGCTCCTGCGCGATCTCGGCCTGATTGAGCTTGGACGTGCCTTGCTGCGTCACCATCGACGAGTTGACCGCAAGGCTCTCCTTGATCTGCGCCTTGGCCTGGCTGACGATCTCCATGCCCTCCTTCCACAGCGGCGGAAAGTTGGCGAACTGGGTGTCCTTCGGCGACGTCTCCCAGATGGCAGCAAGCGACAGGATCATGCTGCCTATCCGCGGGTTGCTGTTGGGATCGGTCATCACGATCGGCATCAGCGCATAGGCCGCGCTGTCCATCGCTTCGTTGCAGGCATCATTGGCCATGTACTGGATCGGCGCCACCGGCTCGATCTGGCTGCGGCCCTTGACCGAGCCCTGTATTTTCTTCACCGGCGCGCTCAGAATGGGAAGAAGATCACACCAAAGAGGATTACGTTTGCAAGAAAGAATGTTATCACTGCCCCCGAAATAAGTACGGCAAAGACGCCGCTCTCCCTTACGAATTGTGACGACGCTCCAAGTCTCGTAGACGAGGGCGTGCTTGGAACCTCGCACATTCTTGATGCCGGCGGCGTCGACCATGTGCTCGGCTTTATCAGTCTTAGGTTGGCCCGACTTGCCATCGGTCATCTCCTCGATCAAGGCCTTGGCGCCGGCCTTGCTGATGCACCCTTCGCGCGCCATCTGCTTGATCTGCGCCTTGCTCCAGCGGCGCAGCACCGTAACCGAGCCGCCGACCCGGATCGCTTCGCAGGGGCTGTCGCAGGTGGCAGGCAGGATGCACAGGTCGCTGTCGGCAATCACCTCGACCTGGGGATAACCGCCCTTGACCTCGCTCTCGCGCAGGTCGTCGGTCTCCTCGCCGGTGTCCAGCCCCTCGGCCATGACCGGCGCCTTGACGCGCTCGACGACGTAGCGCTCGTCCTCGCACCACGATACGCAGATGGTGTACTGCCCCTCGACGTCGCCATTGACCAGCAACGCCGGCATCACTTCCGTCCGCACCTTGGCTTTGCGAACGTAATGGTCGAGCAGCGACAAGGTGGCGAACGGCTCAGTGCCGTCCTCGCTGATGGCGTCGACATAGCGGCCGGAAGGCGGAAACACCTGGTTGGCGAACCGGGTCTTGCGCGCGTCTACCGCGTCCTTCACCAGCGGAACAAATATCTTGGAATTACCCGAGTAGAACTGTTTGCCGCCGAGCTGGCAGTTGTAGATATCCCAGAAGTCCATCTGGTCGTTGGAACGCTGGTACTGGTTGACGAAGCCCTTCTCCACTTCCTGATAGAGATCAAGGAGTTGCGTCTCCACTGACTTTCTCGTGGAGAGCTCGTCGTCGCGGCCAAGCGGCTGCGGCTCCTCGTCGACCTCCTCCGGGTCTGGCGTCAGGTCGTCGAGCTCGTCGTCGGCCACTTAATCCTCTTCTTCCTGCATGACGGAAGATCGCCGAATCTCGTTCAGCATATCCGTCTTGCCGCGTGGCCGACGATACTCGTCCATCGCTCCTGGTTTCATAACGGAGCGATTTGTCGTCACTGCAGCCATAGTCCGAGCATTCTCTGCGGCTCGTGACAACGGATTGAAGTTGCTGTCCTTCGGTGCGCTGTGATCGTAGCTTTCTCTGCGCGCCTGCTCGATTACTGATAGTCTGCGGTCTGAAGGCATGTGCTACCCCTTGACTGGCTGCAACCCTCCCGCCCTCGGTTGCGCCAAGGCGGTCAGGTACTTGCGACCATCGGGAGCGTAGTCGAACCGGCGGTCGTTGTCACTCTCGGACATAAAGCCCGCGCGCATCAGTCCGACCGCGCTCTCCAGCCCCTCTATGAGCGTGCGATATGGTCCTTCAACAGGGAAGTCAGTGACAACTCCGGCCTTGGTAATGTCCCGGCAGTAGCCTCCGGCGAGAGCATTGATGGTCCATCGGGCCTCGGGATGGACGGCAAATCCTGGGTTGCCTCGCTTGGAATTGGCGAGGAAGCCTCGGAGGGCCTCGCGGCCAGCCGATACAGCACCTCCTCGATCAACTCCGATAGGGACTTTACGTGCCGCGGCCCGTAGACCCACGGTATCGTGAGGGTCAAAGTGTTGTGCTCCGGCGAGGAACTGAAGACCGCGCTTGGCGGCCATGCCTGCGGCTCGAACGATATCTCCAAGGGAAGCTCCAGGATCACCTTCACAACACCAGTCGTGCGTGACATGCAGAACTCCCTGGATCAGTTGGAACAGGATGGCGGTGGTGTACTGTCCGGTGGCGCCCAGGGCCACGTAAGCGGGCTCCCGGCCGCGAGGCACAGCTTGCTCAGACACGTGTTCAGCGCGGAAGCCATCATAGACAGGAAGCCCAGGACGCAGGCGAGGAGCATAAGCCAGAGCATTGAGGGTGTCCCGGTGGCCGGTCGGGAAGCTTAGCATCTGCTTGGTGAGTTCAGGCAACTCTTTTGCGAACACCACTTCGCCCGCCTTGAAGAACGGCTGCAGCCCCTTGATGACACCGATCTGTCCCAGCATCGGAGCGTTCAGCGCCTGAACAGGGATCAGGTGCCCTCGCCTGATCTGCTCGGCGCGCAGCGGCTGCATGATGAACTCGTGCAGGCCGGTCTGCTCGACGCCGATGCTGATCGGCCGAAAGTCCTCATCGACCTGAAAAATTTGTCTGACAATCTCGTCGGGCTTCCAATAACCGCCACCGGCGTCCCACACGATGCAGCGGTTGCCCACCCACGACCACGCTGCCCACCCGGTCGTTGCCGACTTGTTCTTGTCGACCGAGCGCGCCGGATCGAACATGGCGTAGACCGGATGCCAGGTGCGCACGATCGGCTCGATCTTGATCTGGTCGGCGGTGAAAGTGCGGCTGGCGGGATCGCTCGCCTCGCACATGTACTCCTGCTGGTACTCCTGCACGGCGCCGAGATCGCGGTACGATTTTTGTTTGATATCAATAGCTTCGAGCGGGAACCTCGCGGGCCAGCTTGCCACCCGCTCGCCGGTGACCGGATCCTTGCTCTCGATCGGGAAGGTGCGGGTGTGCCAGTCGGGTGCCGCCTTCAGCTTCATCAGCCACGACTCGGGGTCTAGTGGAGTACCCGCGATGCGGAAGCGGTAGCCAGGCGCGAGCGCCGGGATAACGACCTTGAGGAACCACTGCTTGAATTTCTCGCGAGCATCGGGTGTGGCCACACACTCGTCGTCCTCCATGTCGTCACCGAAGGCAAGGTCGGGTCTTGCGGCGAGGTGCTTTGCTCCTCGTAGAGACTGACCTCGCCCAAACGCCTGAATGACAGTACCGTTGCTGAGGACAATTTTCTTCTCCTGCCAGATGTGTCCGACCTGCTGGCCGAACAGGTCAAAAAGATATTCATTACTTTCCAGTTCATGTTTTATGGCGGTCAGACGCTCGATCGCCCGCGGCTCGTTCTCGCCAAGGATGATGCAGTTCTTGAACATCCTCAGGCAAGCCATTGTAACGATTGCTTCTTCGGCCACCGTCGACTTGGCGCCGCCGCGGAACGCCATCGTCAAGACCTGGGGATGCGGGCCGTACCACAGGTCGACCATCTCGCCGTGAAAGGCCGGCGTCTCGTCGGGATGACGATGGCGGAACAGCACCTGATGAGCGAGGCGCGGGTTGGCCGCCAGCTTGCGGATGGTATCGTCGCGGGTGGTCATGGTGGCCGCGGCCGACTCTCGTCCCGGCCCTCCTTCAGTCCTTCGGCCTTTGACGACTTGGCAGTCGCCGCGACCAGCTCATCCTTCATGCTGTTGGTGGCCTTGTGCACCTGCTCAATCTTGGTGGCGTTCCACCAGCCGATGAGAATGGCACCGCAGGCGGCGATCAATGTCGCTATCGAAGTAATGATCTGCGCAACCTCGCCGCCGGTCATGCGTGCTTGTAGCACAAAGCCGCCGCGTCAGCCACGGATGGCTGGGCCGAACACCGTCCACCCAAGAAGGGCGAACAGGACGAACAGGAGGAGACCAGAGACCGCCGTGCTGTAGTGGCCGTAGTACGGCCCACCCCAGGTGCCGACACCCCACACCACCAGCCACAGCAGCATCAGGATCCAGAACATCAGCCCTTTGCTCATCACGAGCTCCTATTGAGGGTACCGAGGTCCAACCATACCAGATAACCAGCGCACTGTACTTGTGCGTGAGTGGGTGTCAGGGCAACGATGGGCCCGGCATGTCGCGTCACCAGCCCTGACGTCGTGGCCTCGCCGTGGGTGAACTCGGCCCAGACCTGATCGCCAACCTTGAACGGCGGGTCAGCCACGGACACGCTTCAAGCGCGGATTGGCCTTCTTCGCCTTGGCAGAGGCGCCGCGCGTCTTGGAGGCGAGAATGGCGCCGGCCGACTTCGCCGAATAGCCTTCGCCCTCGATCTTGGACTGCACTGCCTTGAAACCTGGATGAGATTTAGCCATGAGTTCTCCTTAGCAAGGTTCAAAGTTGTCAGCAAAGTATTGAGCGGCCACCAGCCACTGATCGGCGTGGTTCTTCGGATTGCGCGCAATCATGTCCCCTGCTTTGGGCGAGCCCGCTTCCTTGTCCGGTGCCGAAATACTAACGCCGTCCATCGACTCACCTTGCTGATACGGACGAAGTTCTGCGATCTGCTTACGACGATACTGTGTAAACTCGCTCATCCGAATTGGTCCTTTATGGAGTTGCGCCAGAACGTGCCGGGGCTGTCGGCCGAGATGAGCTGCTCCCAGGTGTCGGGTGGGACGTCGAGGTAGGTGTAGGGCTGCCCACCGCCCCGGAACGTGATAACCAATACGCGACTGTCGGAGTTGTACTCGGCGCCCGCAAGAGCGCTCGAGCCGGGGAAGGACTGACGGGCAAAGGGCAAGCAAGGTGCTCCGCGTTGCGGAAAGGATCGCCGGGCTAACCCTGGAGGGGAGGAAGCCCGGCGATTAAGCGGGGGACGCTCAACTCAACGCTTACGAAGCACCTGCATATCACGCCGCAGGCTTGGTGTCCACCGGAGGTTTGGAAGGCGGGGGCGTTGGTTGCGCCGGTTTGTCTTCCGGCCGCTTCCAGGCATCAGCGCGCACCGCATCCTCATCCACCGACTTGTAAGCCGGCTGCGCAGGCTGCACCGGCGTCGGAACGAACGACGTGTCGCTCGGCGTGCCGTTGCGGTTGAAGGTGAGAATGTGGGTGCCGGCCACGTCCTGACCGTCCACACCAACAACATGGATTTCGCACAAGGCGGAATTGGCGGCGTTGACGCGGAAGCTCAGAATCGTTCCGTCAGGAAGCGTGACGTTCTGCGGAGCAGCAATGGAGAAATACATGGGCGTGATCCTTTTCGAGAAGAGGGGATGACGAGGTAACGCTGCCACGGCGGATAAGTTCAGTCCAGGTCGTAGCGGCGAAGCACGACCACGGTCTGCACGATCGAGATGCAGGTGACGATCAGGATGGGCAACCACATGAGGGAGACGAGCGCCCGGTGACGTTTGCTGCGAGGGGTGTAGGTGGAGACCGCCACGGCCGCGGCAATCGCTAGGTAGCCCGCTAGGAAGGCCCAGAGGAAGGGGATGGTGGGGAAGTCGTGCATGGCAGTTTATTAGCAGGGTTTTGAAATTGGCGCAAATTTGGGGGAAGCATGATAAAATTAAATCTCCCCCGTCCGCCGGCCCTTTTCCTCCCGAGTTAATTGCGCGTGCAACTATCGACGCATTAAGCGCCTCGATCCGCCTCTAATTGCGCACGCAACTAAACGCGCCGAGCCTATCGCCAGGCGACCATAAGGAAAACAATAACATCTAGGATGGTAATAAGGGGAATTGTGAGGAGATTGCCATAGGGTATTGAAAAGACACAGGTTGTCTCCAGCCTATTATTATTATCTTATTATTCCAGAAAAGATAGTCCCTAGTGGTTTTTGTTTGGTGTAGCACAAATGTGCTACACACTCTCTCTGTTATCTGTGCCTGCCATCCAAAACTACCACTAGACTGTAGTTACTGATATTCCTACGCTTTTAGTTTTTACTATTTTGGCACCTCGCACCCCGAACGCCCAAATGTGCTACAAACCAGCCCAAAAGTAGCAAAAACAACGTGCTACATGCTACAAAAAACTGCTACAAAAGTAGCACAAACCTGCTACAAATGTCGCACTTTTGTGTTGCAATGTAGCAGAAAAACTGCTACACGAGTAGCACAATGCTACAGCATGGAGGCTAAAAATGCTACCTAGCGAGCTCGAAGCGCAACGAAAAGTGCTACATCTTAGCCAAGCCGAGATGGCCGAACGGCTTGGGGTGTCGCGTCACACCTATATGCGGTGGGAAAGCGGTGTGACGAAAAAGCTACCTGGCGATCTAGCGGCACGCGCCGGCGCAGCACTCGGTGGGAAGGCCGCCGAGATACTTGATCGTGGTGAGGAGCTGGTTGATGTGAGTGCAGCCACACATCGGAGCTGGTACGAAAAGGTCAGCTCGCGCGGTGTCTATGTCCCGAACGATTCGCACCCGATGGGCCACAGCGGCGTCATCAAGCGCAAATACCTAGACGCTTACGCGCGGCGCGATTGGGTCATGTGGCAGAAATATGTGGATAGCAAGAAAATACCCGAACCTGTACAGGCGCCAACTCCGCGTACTGCCGCGCCACAATATCAATTCCCCACCGTGGATGAATGCCTAGGCCGCTACGAGACCACGGGGCAGGATGATGATGAGACAGAACGTCGCATGCAGAATTATTTTCAAAGCCACGCTTGACAACCTAACACACCTAATATATCTTGCCCAAATCGAAACGTCTTGAACCCTGGAGGTCTATAGACATGGCTAGACTAAATGCCCACGGCGCCGAGATTGGCACGGTCTATTTCACCACTAGCGCGCGGCGCTATATGAGCGACGGCCACGTGCTGCAGAACAAGGGCTTTGGCTGGAAGCTGCACGCCAAGGTGAAGGCTGGCGAAACGCCGCAAGAGGCTTTCGCCAAGCAAGTCGCGCTGCAAAACGAGTTGCTCGCTAAGCGCCCCCACACTGCAGCGTATCGCAAGGCGCTGCACTCTCTTGCTGGCATGGGAAACCGCTGGAAGCTGCATATGGCCGTCGAGGCTATGCCGGATGATTGCGACGGCGTTTGGTCGCAAGCGTGCGACGGTTACGGCGACAATATCCACGCGGACGTGGATGACATTGGCGAGCTCTGCCGGCTCTATAAGCTCGCGGTCGAGGAACAACGCGCGGCGAAAGCGGCAAAGGTGCTGGCATGAACGCCAATATGGAACGGTTCAGCGCCGACTATCCCGCCGCATTGGCGCAAGCGATGGCCGATCATCCGGGCGAGTATATGACTGGGCTTAGCGCGGACGTGGTAGCGGCCAAAATGATCGTTCGCATCAAGGCCGCTGGCATTGGCGCTGTGAATATCAATTCGTACAGCTTCAAAGCCTTGGCGAAGCAATACAAGATTAAGAACACTTACAAAGACTGGCGGATGTTCCTAGGCCAGTTGTATGGCGTCAAAAAATCCTAACCCCTTGAACCCTGGATGTCAACCATGAATCGCATAGCAGCACTCCCTTATATATCTTTTTGCGTGGATGATGCGCTTTCAGAGCGTAGCGTTTCGGACATGCCCGCCAATGCCCGCCTTGTAGGCTGGCAATGCGGCTTTGAACCGTTGTTCGTGGCGGTATGGTCTTATCTGGATTGTCGGCTCGACGCTAACGAGGCTATTGAGTTGGCCACAGACTTGCTGGCGGAAAAGCGCTGGTTCGCCGACGATGAGACGCGCGAACCGGACTACGTTATCTAACCCCTTGAACCCTGGAGGTCTTGCCATGCGAATCACTTGCTTAGTTAACGACAATTACCAAGGCACGCCGAACCCTCTTATCTATGTGGTGGATGTGGCAGACCCTGCCAATCACGCCGATGTGCTGCAAGCTGTCACGAAGGAACGTCTAGCTGATCTAGGTTGGGGTAGCGACGAAAGCGACCTTGATTTGACGCTGCTACTCGCTTTCAAGGGCGAGACTGAGACCGTTGGCGATTGGCGCGACTTTTAACCCCCCAAACCCGAAGGATAAGGCAAATGGTAATCATAGGCACAAGCCATTTCGTAAGTCGCTCGCACGCGGCGCACTACTACGCTAATTGCGAGTCGTCCTACTCCGATGCAATGGTTGCGGTGGCAGATAAGCTGGCCAACGGCGAAATACATGTTGGCAAGCCTGCGCTGCAGCCCGGTGAGCAATTGACGTTGATTGATGGCGGAGATCGGTACGGCATTATTTCGGGGGTCACTACACCCTAGGCGACCCTCTCAAACTCAACCCAGCCTCATCTCTCGCAGACAAAATTGAACCCATGAGGTCTAAAATGACGAAAACAGCAAATCTCGACTTGGATCAGCAAATCGAAACTCTTGTGCACGATCTGCGATATGAGCATCGCGCAGAGCAAATCGTCCGCGCCGTCAACTCTCATGCCGCCTTGGTGGAGGCGGTGGTTGCGCTTCGCGCCGAGCTCGACACGTATTATTGCATGGATGAACACGAGGCGGACCAAGACGTTGAATCCGCTTTGGACAAAGCTGATGCCGCCCTCACTCTCGCTAAGGGAGCCTGACAATGGAGATTAGGTTTTCAAAGTCCTTTTGCGCAGGCATGGATTATGAGCCCGTATCGCCGGATGATCGGCGCTACTACGCTATCAAGACTGCGGCAATGCAGAACGGCGCGGTGTGGCTCACGACAAAGGTGCGAGGGCCGTTCGTGCGGTTCACGCTTCCTGCGGAGCCTGAATGGGTCCACGATCGCGTCATCCGCGCCCTTCTCACCTTGGACCCGGATGCTACGGTGAGGACGGCAAGGGCGGTGTATGAGGGCTTAGAGGACTTTGAAAAGCAGAGGGGGAAATGAAGTTCTACGTCGGCTTGCATCAGCCGGCCGACAGCTCCCACTTCGACCATGCGTTTATAAACATCAACAGGGTGCGCGGGCGCAAAAAGCCCGTGCCTTGCGCGGACTGGATCATGGACAGCGGCGCGTTTCGAGAGATTGAGCAGTTTGGCGGTTATCGCCATGCGCCAGCTGTATACGCGCAAGAGGTGAACCGCTTGGCCGCAATCAATCCCGGCTTAAAAGCCGCGGTGTCGCAGGATTATATGTGCGAAAAGATCATGCTGGATAAGACCGGCCTTACAATTCAAGATCACCAACGCCTCACGATCGAGCGATACGATGCTTTGAAGCCCCTGATTAACGTCTATCTCATGCCTGTTTTGCAGGGTTACGCGCTTAAGGACTACCTCGCGCACTTGGATCAGTACGGCTCTAGGCTTGTGTTTAGCAGTTATGTGGGGGTCGGCTCGGTGTGCAAGCGCAACGGCGACATAACGCAGGTTGAGCAGATATTAAGCGCAATTAAAACCAAGGCGCCGTGGCTGAAATTGCACGGCTTTGGGCTCAAGACAACGGCTCTCAGCAGTTCGCTTGTGCGAGAGCTCTTAGAAAGCGCGGATAGTATGGCTTGGTCGTTTGCAGCTCGCAAGCAAGGGCGTGACGCCAACAGTTGGCATGAAGCTAAGCGGTTTGAACAGGCACTAGAGGCACAAAACCGTGGACTATAAACTATGGTCACAGTCGGAACAAACTCGTCTTCGCCAGTTATGGCCTGCGGCGTCGTGGGAAGAACTGGAAAAAGCGTTCCCCGGTCGTGGACGCGCCTCACTTGGTCGTTACGCTCGCTTTCGAGAGATCAAACGTAATCGGAACGCAAATACGAAACACAAGCACGAGATTGATCCAATTTTTATAGAGCTTCGACGCATTCGTGAGTTTCGCGGTCTAACGAGAAAAGAATTAGCGAGGTCGATCGGAGAGTACGAAACTCAACTAGCGCGGTGGGAAAACGGACAAGTATGTCCTAGGTTCAAGCATCTGCGTAAGTGGTTACTGGCGTTGAACTGTGACATTCGCATCAACGTAAGGAAAGCCAAATGATAACCCGCACCCTTCACGGCGTCCCCTTCCACGTTATCAGCCCGAGCTTTTACGAGCTCGCCAGTCATCCCGAGGTCGATATTGCTTATCTCGGGATATGCGGGATCGACGGCGAGCCCGCCTGGTACGTCACGGTTCCCGACGACATGGGGATACCGCAGATGAAAGCGTTCCATACGCTTGACGAAGCTGTTATGTGTGTTAGGAAAGCACTATGAGATATTCGTCATGGGAGCAACGCCAGATGGACATTCAATCCGGCTTGGCAATGGACCGTCGCAATCCGCAGGATCGTCGCCTCACGCCAGCCCATAAGGCCGAGGGGCTCTGGGAGTGTCGCGGCTGTGAGAGCTGCAACGACGAAGAGAACGAGACGTGTTGGAATTGTGAGGGAGGCAGGGATGAGGGTCTATAGCAATCAGCCGATGCACGAGTTCCTGCAGAACCTTCGCGACGGCTGGATCAAGCATGGCATAGGGCAAGCCTACATTGACAAGCTCGATGAGCTTGCAGAGTTGGGCGACCTAGCCAGCCACGAAGAAGAGCTCGAAGCCGCGCACGCGGCAGGTTACGAAGAAGCAGAAAAAGACCTGAAAGGCGAGATTGACGATCTCCACTTAGAAATCGCCAAGCTCGAAGACAAAATTACTGAGCTGGGAGGTTAACCACTTCTCGGATCAACCACCCTATAGCCGGCCAGGGATCGTAAGTGGATCCTGGTTTGATGGTGGCCGCTGTTCGGATCGTATGCGAGAACCTTATTGTTCCCGACAACCTCAAGGATGAAGAACACATGATGACGACGCACCGCAACCATCCCCGCCGCAGCTTGCGCGGATTTGAAGCGGAACCAGTTGGCTGCAAGCCACAAGTCGCGGATGGGTTTACCGAACACCTTGACTGCTACGCCACAACCGCAGAACGCGGTACGGGGGCACCCTTGCGGATGCTCCACGATACCTACCGTGCGGGCTTTCACGCCCGCGTCGCGGCTGACAACCGGGCTTATCTTGTGGCCACGATCGCGCTGGCGCTTGGCCTGACGGTGATGCTGTTTGGGCTGTTGTATTTCGGGACCAACCGGCAGGCAGCCTCGCATATCGCAGTCTATGACAGCAAAGCGTGGTGTTCGGGCTTCGACGGTTTGAGCTGCAGTCACAAGGATACCGCACGCAAGTAGGATTGCTCGCATAGGTGGTTCTCCCTCTCGACGTCGGGAGGGTAGCAGATAGGACTAAAAGTGCAAACTTCGCCTAAGAGAGGGAAATGACGACCGAAGAAAAGATTTTGGAGCTTTGCAAGCTCAATCATCTATATCGCATCCCACCGAAGGATGCGCCTTACAGTGACCGTTGGTGGTGCCGTCAGTACCGGCTATGGGCGCGGAAACAGGCGCGGGCGGTATTGGCCCGCATAGACAGCAGTTTAACGCTGGAGAAAAAGTGAATATCGTTACGCTCGACTTCGAGACTTACTTCGACAGCGACTACACGCTGAAGAAACAAACGACTGAGGGGTACATTCGCGACCCGCGGTTTGAGGCGCTAGGTGCAGCGATAAGGACAGAGAATGGACACGCCCGATGGTACTCCGCAGATGTTCTTCGGTCTGCTCTTAGCAGCGTGGATTGGGGTAGCACTGCTCTCTTATGTCATCACGCTCAGTTTGATGGGCTGATCCTCTCACACCACTACGGGATAAAACCTCATGCTTGGCTCGACACCCTCTCGATGGCTCGTCTTGTGCTGGGCAATCACGTTAGCGTTGGGCTGGGCAGTCTTGCTCAGCATTTTAATCTCGCAGCCAAGTCTGTCCCCTATGATGATTTTAGGGGTCAGCACTGGGGCGATCTGTCTCCTGCTGTCCGGCGCGCTGTTGCTGATGGTGCTTGCCATGATGCGGAACTGACCTGGCATATATTCGGCTTGCTGGCGAAGGGCTTTCCTGCGGAAGAATACGCCGTGATCGACACCGCCGTTCGTTTTTTCACCGAGCCCTGCCTAGTCGCCGACGTGCCTGCGCTCAAGCAGGTGTGGGCAAACGAGGCAGTGCGAAAAGACGCCCTGCTGGTAGAGGTAGGCTGCACGGTCAAGGATCTGCGCTCTGATGCCAAGTTCGCCGAGCTCTTGCGCGCGGAAGGCGTCGAGCCTGCCACCAAGCCAGGCACCAACGGACCCATTTATGCCTTCGCCAAGTCCGACAAGTTCATGAAGGACCTGGAGGAGCACGACAACGACCGAGTGGCTGCGCTGGCCGCAGCTCGCGTCGGCAACAAGACGTCGATCAAGCAGACCAGGGCTGTTCGCATGGCGCACATGGCCCAGCGCGGGCCAATGTGCATCTATCTGTCCTATGCCGGCGCCCATACCACGCGGTTCGCCGGTGGCGATAAACTGAACTTCCAAAATCCCCCGCCCGATATCAAGCGCACGCTGATGGCGCCCCCCGGTCACAAGCTCGCGATCGTGGACGCCAGTCAGATCGAGTGCCGCATCCTCAACTACCTGGCCGGGCAGCAGGACGTCATTGAGCGGTTCAGAAATGGAGAAGACCCTTATGTCAACGTCGCGAGTGAGTTCTACAAAAGGCCAATCACCAAGGAAGAAAATCCCACCGAGCGTCAAGTTGGCAAGGTCCTTGAACTACAGTGCGGATTTGGAAGCGGCGGCCCGAAGATTAGGGAAACGCTACGGATTCGAGCTGGAATACTGCTTAGTGATGCCGAGGCTCTGGATGCGCGTGATGCGTATCGAAATACTCACGCGCGAGTCGTCGACTACTGGAAAGAAGCCGAGCTCAACCTGAAGCGGATGAACAGCCTTTGCTCGTTCGAGTGGGGGCCGATGAGCGTGCAGTGCGGGATCGCGGCCGAGACCCGCAGGATCATCCTGCCCAACGGCGCCCCGCTGATCTACGATACGCTCGAGTGGTACACCGACGAAGAAACGGGGGAGCAATACTGGCGCATCAAGCTGCGCAACAAGCACGCCAAGCTGTACGGCGCCAAGCTCGTCGAGAACGTGGTGCAGGCGCTGGCCCGTGTCGTCGTGACGCAGGCGATGAACCGGATCAAGGCCGCGGGGATCAGGATAGCAACCATGACCCACGACGATATTGTCTGTTGCATTCCCGACGATCATAATATACATAACACCTACCAGTTCATAAAGGACCAGATGAAGCTCACACCGGGTTGGCTTCCCGGCTGTCCTCTTGGAGTTGATGGTGTAATCTCGGACAGGTACGAGAAATGAACAAAGAAGCAAAAAGTGACGTTGACTACTCCAAGGGCAAGCCGCAGGCGCATTGCGGCCTATGCCGCTACTATCACGCGAATGGCACTTGTTCGCTGGTAGAAGGGGAGATCAAGCCGCAAATGTGGTGCGAACTTTTCACGAAGAAAGGATAAACGAATGCCTTGGACAGCAAAAGACGCCAGTCGCAAGACCAAGAAGGCCAAGAGCCCAAAGGCTAAAAGGCAATGGTCAGCGGTCGCAAACTCGGTGTTGAAGCGCACCGGAGATGACGCCTTAGCGATCAGAGAAGCTAACGCGGTTGTGAAGCGGCGCAAATGACCCTTCTCTTGATGTGGATAGCAGCTTTGTTGCTTGCTATAGGGATAGCAGGCAACTATTCGCCTTTTGATGCGCCGTTTACTTACATCCCCATATTTTTGGCTTGTGCGCTGGCTATTCTTCCTGTGGAAGTCGTCTTTTGGATATTTTGGTTTTCCCGATGAAACTCCCCGTTCTCTCCTTCACGTTCCTCAACACCTACGATATATGCCCCAAGCAGGCATATCATCGTTACGTGGCGAAGGATCATCCGTTCGTCGGAACGGAAGCGAGCAAGTGGGGAGACGTGGTTCACAAGGCGATGGAGAAGCGCCTCGACGAGAAGACGCCGTTGCCGAAAGAGGTTGCCAAGTATGAGTTCTACGCCGCGGCGCTTGAGCCACTGGCGCCCAAGGTCGAGCAGAAGCTAGGGATAACGCGCGACGGCGAACCGATCGGCTTCTTCCACGATGACGTATGGCTGCGTGGCAAAGCCGACGTGGTGGCTGTGCAGGACGACAAGGCCCTGCTGTTCGACTGGAAGACCGGGAAACGACGCGAAGACCCTTATGAGCTGGAGGTCCAAGCGTTGCTGGTGTGGGCGCAGAAGCCGTCCATCCACAAGATTACCGGCCACTACGTCTGGCTGCAAGATGGCGTGGTCGGCCGCGCTCATGACGTCTCCAACACCGGCGAGACGCTTGAGTGCATCCAAGAAAAAGCCGACGAGATCGAGCATTGCCACAAGACCGGGGAGTGGAGGACGAAGCCGGGGCCGTTGTGTGGTTTTTGTCCGGTTTTGAGCTGCAACTTTAATCGGGTGAGGAAATGACAGAGCTCCAAGGCTGGCTTATTATCTTTCAGCTCGCCATGCTCATGGCGCTTACAGCAATGCGATGAAAAAATACTTCCGCATCGTGCTCAAGGGGCCGCACCCCGTCATCTTCTTTGATTTGGAGGTAGCCGAGAACGTGAGCTTGCCTAATTTCTGGAACAACATCACGTTGGCCGGCGCGGTGGTGACCGACAAGTTCTGCATCGTGTATGACCAGATCGCTCATATCTCTCTCATCACGGTCGAGCAAGCCGAGACGTTCAAACCGAGGTTCGTGCAATGATGGAAACGTGGATTTTAATGGTTTGGATTTCAACACTCTCGCGCCAAGAAAATGAGTGGCGCGACGGAACGCCGACACCAATCATTTTTGACTATCCAACCAAGACGGACTGCCAGAATGCCGCGACGGACTTTATCGGTTCGCGCGCTGCAGAAGACTTCGCAAAGTATGGTTATGCTGTCGAGTTTGTGAGCGGCGGGATGCACAAGAACTACCGTTGCATCAGAGGGCCTCGAAGATGAAACCCGAAAAGATCGTGGCAAGAGCCAGCGACGACTATCTGCTGTCACTCGGAGCCTATATCTTCAAGCCAGTCCAGATGGGGATGGGTGCGACCACGCTCGATCGGCTGTGCTGCATCAATGGCAAGTTCGTCGCCGTCGAGTACAAACGCGCCGGCATCTATCAATGCACGCCGCGGCAGAACCAGGTCATCAAGGCAATCACCAGGGCGGGCGGGATAGCCTTCGTTACGGACAGCTTGGATCGTACCGTGAAAATGCTGCAGGATCACGCGCTCGGTCTTTATAACCCGGAGACAGGCGAATGATCCGTTTTGGCGACATCACTGTTTGCCGAGATAGTCGAACCATCATGAATGGAGTGCGTCAGTACCGCTGGCAGAACAACACCCGAAGGCTGATCCAGTTCAAATTTATGCAGCATCTCATTCTAGGCGGGGGTCTGACGCTGGGACAGCTCTTCGACCTGCTCTACGGCGATGATCCCGATGGCGGCCCAGACAAAGGCATAGAGCTTATCAGGGTAATGCTCTGCCACATGGCAGCGTCGCTGAAAGCCCTTGACCTTCGCTTGTTGAAAGAAAATCGAGGGGGACAGAAGCACTACTATGTGGCTCGATAAGACCAACAACGTCCTCGTCTACGACACGCCGCTGGCCGATCGTGTCAGCAAAACCGTGCTTGGATCGAAGCGGCTGTCGAACGGCTATGTCTGCGTTCCCAATAATCTCTACTCAATCCAGCTCTGCCGCTGGCTGGGGCTTGAAGTCCCTGCACCGATGGATGGGAATTATGATTGGCCGGGTCGATACCAACCTTTTGTCGCTCAGCGTGTTACTGCTAATTTCCTTGCTGTTCACCCGCGAGGTTTTGTGCTCAGCGACATGGGGACCGGAAAAACACTTGCTGCTCTTTGGGCTGCTGACTTTATCCTTCGTCAGTTTTCTGGGGTGCGTGTACTCGTTGTTTGCCCTCTAAGCACAATGCAAAGGGTCTGGGCCGATGCAATCTTTACCCACTTCCTCGGAAGACGTCGATGCGTTGTACTACATGGTTCAGCAGCTAAAAGACGCGAACTTCTTGCCACTTCGGGTATTGACTTCTACATCATCAATTTCGATGGACTCGCAGTTATTGCAAATGAACTGGCTAATCGAAGTGACATTCGTATGGCCATCGTTGACGAGGCTTCGGCATATCGCGACAGAACAACTAACAGACACAAACTCGCCAGAAAGCTCCTAGCCACCAAAGATTATCTCTGGATGATGACCGGGACACCGACCCCCAACGGGCCGGAGGATGCCTACGGCATGGCGAAGCTCGTCAACAACGCCAACGGCGAGTCGTTCTACTCCTACCAGGATCGTGTCACCACCAAGATATCACTCTATAAGCGCGTGCCGAAGTCGGGCTCGCACGCCGCGGCAATGGCGCTACTGCAGCCGAGCGTGCGCTTCTCGATCGACCAGTGCATTGACCTGCCGCCAATGACGGTCCAGCAAAGAGAGGTCGAGCTCTCGAGCGAGCAGCAGGCCGCCTATAAGGAAATGAAAAATGAGCTGGTCCTTCAGGCCAAGGCTGGCCCGATTACGGCTGCTAACGAGGCGGTTCTCAGGAGCAAGCTTATTCAGATTAGTTGCGGACGTGTATATGGACATGCTGATCGTAGTGGTGCTCGCCCTGTGTATGAGCTGGATTGCCGTCCGCGTCTTGCTGCCCTTCATGAGGTAATCGAGCAGTCCAACGAGAAAATAATTGTGTTCGCCCCCTTGCGTTCCGTGTTAGGTATGTTATATGAGGAATTGAAAGACCAATACGCAACGGTGCAGGTTCATGGCGACACTAGCCCCAAAGAACGCAACGAGATATTCCGGTCGTTCGAGCAGGACGAGCAGCCAAGAATTATTCTTGCAGACCCTGGCACAATGGCGCACGGCGTCACTCTTGTCGCAGCGACAACGATTGTCTGGTTTGCGCCCATCGACCGCACCGAGCTCTATCTGCAGGCCAACAAGCGCATCCACCGACCTGGACAAACCAAAAGCTGCGTCGTCGTGCAGCTCGCGGCCACGGCGATCGAGCGAGAGATTTATCGCAGGCTCGAGAGCAACGAGACGCTTCAAGGGCTCTTACTGAAGTTGGTGCAGGAGGGATAGATGACGCCGGCAGACTTAATCCAGCAGTACATCAAACTGCGCGATGCGGTAGAAGCGCGCACCAAGGCGTTCGACGCCGAGATGGAGCCCTACAAGACTGGCATGACCGCTATCGAGGGCGCGATGCAGGAGCATCTCAACGCCAACAACCTCGACAATGTGAAAAGCGAGTTCGGGACGGCGTTCAAGAAGACCAACACCCGCGTCCGCGTGGCCGATCGCAACTCGTTCAACGAGTTCGTCGCGCAGCAGCCCAATGGTTTGGAGTATTTCACGAATGCTGTGTCCAAGGAAAAAATTGTCGACTACGTTAAGGAGCATGGTTGCGCTCCAAGCGGTGTCGATGTTAGCTATGTTACAGACGTTCAATTCAACCGCCCAAGGAGCTCTTGATGGCTAGACCACGCCTGCTTGACCATGCTGCCGATAATCTCGGCCGCACCATGCCGCCCCGGCTGTCGATCGACAGCAACCGCTTTACGCTGGTCGACAGCGGAGGAAACCAGAAGCCGATCAACGCACTCAATCTCGACGTTTGCTTCGTCGACTTGAACCCCAAGGTCAGCAAGATGTTCTGGGGCAAGGAGTACAACCCGCAGGAAGCCGGAGGCGATATCCCGATCTGCTGGTCGGACAACGGCGTCGCGCCGTCGTCACAGGCGGCTACGCCGCAGTCGCCGCAGTGCATGAGCTGTCCGCACAACGTCATCGGCTCTGCGATCTCCAAGTTCACCGGCGCCAAGATCAAAGCCTGCGTCGACATGAAGAAGCTGGCGTTCATCGTCCCCGGCGATCCCGACAACATGATCTTCCTGATGACGGTCAAGCCCGGCTCGTTCAAGAACTGGCAGACCTACATCAATTTCCTGAAAGCTCAGAAGTTTACGGACGGTTCTTCACCTGATCTCTCAGATGTTGTGACCCGCCTGGAGTTCGAGTCGCAGGGGGTGCTCAAGTTCAGCCCGGTGGCGGCGGTGCCCGGCAACCAGGCGCTGCTGGCGCAACGGGAAGCGGCGTGGAACAAGGGCACGAGCGGCGATATCGTCGGCCAGAACGACGTGCCTTATTCGGCGCAGATCGCGGCACCCGTCGCGCAACCTGCATTAGCCGCGCCTCCGCAGCCTCAGCAGGTCGCCCAGCCAGCACCGCTACCGCCCAATGCTTTCGCGCCACCAGCGCCGCAGCAATGGCCGCAGTCAGGAGTTGCCACAACGGCAGAAGCACCGTTCCCTAACGCGCAGCCCGCTCCCAAGCGTGGCCGCAAGAAGGGCGCCACCGCCGAGAACGGCTTTCAGGCTCCTCCCCAACAGGCTCCGTTCATGAGCCAACCCAGTCCGCCGCCTGCCACGGCTACGCCAACCCAGCCGAGCGTGCAGCCCCCCGCACCTGCGCAGGTGGCGGATACCCTTGAGATCCCGCAGTTCCTGCAACGCGCGCAGCCGACCACGCCAGCGCCTGTAGCCCCGCAAGGCTTCGGGATGGCGACGCCGGCCGCGCCAGATCAGGCCATGCAGGACGCCATCGCCAAGGCGTTTGCGCTGCCAACTTAAGGGGTTTCCATGCTTGACCGGCAGCGAGGCAAGATCGTGTTTGAGTGCGACAAGTGCGCCGAAGTGCTCATTACCGACACGGCTGACTTTTACGAATCTCGTCAAATGCTTATCGACGACGGCTGGAGGTCTCGGAAGGTAGGAGCCGATTGGCTGCACTATTGCGCGACTTGCGGTGAAAAAGAATGAAGTCCTTCCAGTCCCGCGTAGCCAAAGTCCTGCAAGAAGGCGATCTCACGGTCGCCGACTTGCGCGACTGGTTCAAACGGCCCTACGCTACGGTGTGGCGCTGGACGCACTCCGGCTGGGCGCCGCGCGGACCGGACGGTCGCCGGGCCGAAGCGGACCTAACCACTCTCGAGAAGCTCGTGGCGAATGGGAAGCACTTCCCCATACCATCCTACATCGGGTATCTGCACCGGCCGCGCTACGTGAAGGGGGTCTACGATGCCGCTGCTGGAGTTCCTAAAGCTCGTTCTGCCCGTTGAGGGACTCAAGTGCGTCGCAATTTTTCAGGGTAAGCGTGTAGTCCACAAGTTCACGCCGTCGTTCGAGGAGATGGCGCAGATCATTCAGACCGCCGACGTGGCGGGACACACCGTCTACCATGCTTGCGCGAGCTACGCGACGGCGGATAACAGGAAGGCGAGCAATGTTCTGGCCGTTAAAAGTTTCTGGCACGATATTGACGCCGGACCGGGCAAGCCTTTCGCCGATCAGCAAGAAGCGGCTGAAGCGATTTTACAGTTCTGCCACCGGCGGGGATTCCCCGCGCCTTGCTTCGTCTCGTCTGGTAGCGGTGTACATACATATTGGCCTCTTGACAAAGCGTTGGAGCCGGCTGTCTGGCGGAATTATGCAAGCCAATTCAAACAACTTCTTGATTTCGACGGAGTGGCGGTGGATGGGGCTAGAGCTTGCGATTTGGCGTCGATACTTCGTCCCCCTTCCACCCACAACCGCAAAGGCGACAACGAAACGATCGTCCGCTGGGGTGGAAGTGTCGGACCTTATCGGCTGGAAGAATTAGGAGAACTGAATGAAAGCGTTGTACGGGTTCAATCTTACCAGCAGCCCCTGCCTGCTTTGCGGAGTGCTGCCGGGGGAGCAACACGTCGATCCCTCATCGCCAACGCCCTTACCGTCTACGGAGACCGTCCCCAATACGCCGAACGCATCGTTGAACACTGCGCTCAAATCCGAGAAGTTCGTACTCGAGCTGGACGAGTTGCTGAGCCACACTGGTACGCAGCTCTTGGAGTCCTGGCGCACTGTACAGATGGTGAGGGCTACGCTCATCAGTGGTCGAGCGGCTACCCCGGATACACACATCAGGAAACACAAGGTCGGCTCCAGCGAAGCCTTCAATTCGGTCCCACCACCTGCGCCAAGTTCGCGCAAGTCAACGCGAAAGGCTGTGAAGGGTGCGCTTTCCTCGGACAGGTCACTTCCCCAATTCAACTCTCTGACCGAGTTGATGCGGTACGGCAGTTGGATCATGAGGGCGAAGCGAACGGACTGCGAGGACAACCGGACGTACTGGATGAACAAGTGGGGGTCGAAGGGCTTCAAGGACTCCCCAAGTTGCCCGGAGACTTCCGCTGGCACGGGCGCTCCCTCGCCTTCGTAACCGAGACCAGCGACGGAGAAGACCTGTGCGAAGTCGTCAGCACCTATCCGCTGTACTTGAAAAGTGTGCAGACTGGCGAAATAAATGGCGAAAGTTTTGGGCTGTGCTTTGGCCTCGAGCTGCCCAACGAGAAGCCCAAGGAGATCGTGCTCGGCGCCAAGACTATCTTCGCATCGAGCGGTATAAGCGAGATCTGCGGAAAAGGGGCTATCATCCATGATAGCGACTTGTTCAAGCGCTACGTGAGAGAAGCAGTGGATATGTTCAACGCGGACAACAAGCTCGACAAGCGGTTCGAGCAGTACGGCTGGAAGGACGACGGCTCATTTTTGTTTGGGCCGAGCCTGTACATCGGCGGCGAGACGCAGCCGATCATGGGCGCCGATGAAGTCAAGATACGCAACCAGTGGCTAGGTCCAAACAAAGGAGGCGAAATTGGAAGATGGTCAAGAGCGGCCAACAGCCTATTTACTAAGGGCTGCGAACCTCAGTCTTTCGCGTTGCTTGCGGGCTTCGCTGCCCCCCTCATGCGCTTTCACAGCACGGGAGAGGGCGGTTCTATCATCAGCCTTGTCAACGATCAAAGTGGCACAGGCAAGACTACGGCTCTCGAAGCCGTCGAGAGTGTCTGGGGGCGTAAAGAGGCGCTCCGGCTTACAGACGACGACACGCGAGTATCTAAGTCTCTTATCCTTGGAGTCCTCGCGAACCTCCCCGTTACCTGGGACGAGCTCTACAACCGAGACCCCGAGAAAATCCGCGAGTTCGTCCTGATGTTCACCAACGGCCGCGATAAGATGCGCGGCACGCAGGACGGCGGACTAAGACATAACAAGGCAAGTTGGCAGACCATCCTGGTGCTCGCCAGCAACAACTCGATCGTGGACATACTGAGCACAGGCGCGGGCAGCGACGCACCGGCGTTCCGCGTCATGGAGTTCCAGACCGAGATCCCCAAGGGCATTGCGCAAAAGGGCGACGAGATGAAGCGCCTGCTGCGGGACAACAGCGGGCTGGCGGGAGATGCGTATTTAAGGCTGCTGACGCAGCCCGCGGTCTTAAGTTTCATCATCGAGGCGCTGCCGAAGTGGACCGAGCAGGTGTGGAAGAAGACCAACCTGAACAACGAGCATCGGTTCTGGGTTCGCACCATCGCATCGGTGATGGCAGCGGGCGTAGTCGTCAACAAACTTGGGATTCTCGACTTCTCAACGGATCGCATCGTCGACTGGGCGATGGAGAACGTCGGCGGGATGCGCGCGACGGCTGCGGCATCCAAGGCCGATCCATGCGACGTATTTGCCCGGTTCCTCGCCGAGAGCATGACGTCGACGCTGGTGGTGGCGAGCGCCTGGAAGCCCAAGGTCGAGCTGCGTCCGTTGATCGAGCCGCGTCGCGAGTTGCAGGTGCGCTACGAGAAGGACACCAAACGCGTCTACGTGAACGAATATTTCATGCGCAAGTGGCTGGTCGAGAACAACGTGTCGATCAGGGAGTTCTTGAGAAGAATGAAGGAGCTGAACGTCCTGCTCAAGGATGGCCGGAGGATCACGCTGGGCGCCGGGACCGACTACGCATCAGGACAGTCGACGTGCTTTGAGATCGACGGCGCCAACCCGCTGGTGCGCGGCGGTGTGCGGATCGTGGAGGAGGCAACGCCGCCGATCAATCAGCGCGAGGAACGCATTGCGCGGTTTGAGAAAGAGCTTGGCCGTTAGTTCGGCACCACGCACTTCGACAGCAGCACCTGCATCTCGCGCTGCGCGCTGAAGATCAACTGCATCTGCGCCTCACGCGCCTGATCGGCCTTGGTGTAGACCTGATAGAGTAGGAACATCAGCGCGACGTTCAGGATCACCAGCGCCAGACTGAGTGGCTGGGTCTTCATCGAGTCGAGAAACCCATTGACGGCTTTGCCGGCTTCTTCTGCTGCGGTCATCAGTTCAATACCCTTCCTGGGATAAGCTTGGCTTCCTCACCGCGGATCAGGTCTAAGAGCTCGCCGAGCTTGTCGACCTGTTTCTTCTTGAAGCGCCCCTCATCCACTCTCACTTGCGTCGTAAGCACCGTGGCAACCTGCGACGTTTGCGCTTTCAAGATGGCGTTGAAGTCCTCGTCACCTGGGATCAGCTTCAGCCGAAGGATTTCTTCCGCTTTGTCGATCGCCAACTGAGTGAGGTTGTCCAGCCCCTCGCTCTGGTCCAGCACCTCCTCGCGCACGACCTTGGGCGTCGTGACCGTGACGGGCAGGTCAAGACTGTCCAGGGAGCCAAGTGAAGGCACCGCGATCTTGGTTGTGGGTTCGTCGATCGCAGCGTGGTCGAGGAGGCGCTTCATGGTCCCTTATACTCGTACTTGTTTTTCTCGTTCTCGTCGTGCATCTGCTTCAGACGCCACGCCTTGAACTCCTTGCGACGCATCATCACCTCGAAGCCTTCTGGCGCTGTCTTCTCCATGCCGGCAGGCTGCAGCCCCAGAATGCGCTCAAGCCCGGTCAGATTTGACCCTTCCTTCGGACCTTTGGCAAAGTTTTTGACTGAGATCGGTCCCATCGCTTCGGTGACATGCGTAAAGTACGCCTTCAACCAGTTCGGCACGTTGGCCGGCATCGACGTGTCATCTTCTCGTGGAGGCGCGATTGGATCGCCACGCCAGTCCTTGCCGGTGAACAGCATTTCGCCCGCGAGCCGCGGCGCTGTCGACAACTTGTTAATGGCCTCCTGTCGTGGATTGCTGGTCCAGCCGAACACGTCTTTCATGTAACCGGGCGGCACGATGCGCTCTGGCTCGCCCGTTGTGGCATCAGTGCCGCCAGTGCGCGGCGCCATCAAGTCTTGGGTGTCCTGCGGGCCTTCGCCGGTCTTCAGATATTGATAAGTTGCTCCTGTGATCCCGTACACAATCGGCAGCGCGATGGCGTAGGCTTGCCGCTGCGTCATCCCCTTGGTGCCTGCGAGCGTGTCAGTCATGGCGCCGCCAAGCTCGCGCACCGTTCCCAGGTTCCACGAGTACGATCGCATCGCCAGCATCGACGATTGCTTCAAGAGTTTGGTCCAGAAGATATTGTCCTGGATCATTTCGCCAAAACGGTTGTCCACCGAGTCGATGATCTTACGCGCGGCTGCGACTTGCTCTGGACGTGTTGCTGTGGGGTTGGCGCGCATCCAGTCGGCCATGTTCTCGTAGGCCGCCCCATTCTTTAGTTTGGGAATGTATGTCTGAAAGAGCGGGTGCATCACGGTATCCATGATGCGACCAACATTCTTCGCCACAAGCCCCGCCTGCCCGGTGATAGGCGAGCCGCGAAACTGCGAAACGTCCGATAAAATCTCAGTTTTCAGCGAACCGCGTTTCCATGCTGTAAAGAACGATCCTGCAGCCGAGTTGCCAATATCGGCCGCGTGTTCGCGGCCTTTGAAGCGAGCACCGCCTTCGGTCAGGATATCAACGATATGCCGCATCTCAGGCGTCATCGCACCACCTAGCGCGCCACGCTCGACCTCGCCGCCGGTGCGTGCGAGTGTAAACGGCGCCACGGGGGCCTTCAGTATTGTCCACATCGCCTGCAGCGGGTTACGCCGACCGCCCTGCTGGATGGCACGCGCCACCTCGTTGACCATCGCCTCCTGTCCCATCGTCAGGGCGTGATAGCCGGAGAAAGCGAGTTCAAGCGCCGTTACCGCGTTGTTGGTCTTGCGCGCTGCGTTGTAGGCCGCGCCATATTCAGGGCCAAACCGCTCGACGCCCTGGCCGATGAAATTGTTATAGATGCGTGCCCAGTTCTCCGGCGCGAACGCCTGCCTGCCAGTAGCATCGACCGCTCCGCGACCCATCAACGGCACGTAGCCTGATGGAATATTTTGCACGCTCACCGGATGACCCGATGCGCCCATTGCGTTGGGCCGCGCAAACACAATGTTGCCGTCCCGCACGCCTTCCTGAAATACTCGTTGCTGGGCAATGAACTTGTCCATGCTGGTGACATAGCGCATGGTTGCTTCGAGCGGATTGGTGGTCACAGGCTCTAGCCCTGCACGAATGCCATCCTCGATCGTTGGCATCGACCGAGCCTTCATGCTGGCGCCGCTGCCCTGTTTGCCAACACCGACATAGTTCTGCACGTAGTTTGTCGCAGCCGCCGGGTCTTTCCAGAAGTGCGGATAGTAGTCCTCCACAAATGCCATTTGCTGGTGCGTGGGCAATGCCGCGATCTTGGAAGCTCGCTGCTCGAACTGGGTGCGCAGCGTGTCGGCGAGTCTCTGTGTCTGCGGGTTTGCGAGCGGAGGAGCACCGCTAGATCGTCCCTCCATGTAACGGATCAAGTCGAACCGTTCGGGGTCCGACATGGTGTTGACCAGCGGGTAGTGCTCCTCGATTGCTTGCGCCGTGGTAGCGGTGTCGCGCGCAGCGACGCCTGCCTCGCGACGAATTGACGCGACCGCAGGCTCGGCGCCGGGGAGTGCCTCGGGCGTAAAAATCTTCTTCCCAGTAATCTGAGCTGCGCCACCGCGTAGGCCGTAATATGGAATTGCAAGCGACGCAGTGAACGCAGGATATTCCTTAGGGATGCCAAAGTTTTCCTCGATCGGCTTGCCGACCACTGTGTTCAGTCCAGCCTCGATCGGAGCCGTAGCCATCTTGGCTGCGCCGGTGACAGCATCCCACAACGCCCCAGCCGTGCCGCCTGATGGGCCGCCCATCGCTTCAGGGCGCAGGTCCTTGAAACCCTGTTTGGACTGCTCATAGCCCTCGTTGGCAATGCGCGATTCTTCGGCGGGATAAGACGTGATTGGTTCAATGGCCTTGACGTACCACGGCGTGGACGGAGGTTGCGCAGTATTGTTGGGCTGCTCCAACGGCTTCGTCTCAAGCGGTGTCCACGCGCTGCTCTGCGTCGGCACCGGTTCAACAGACTTCACGCCCCAAGGGTTACCGGGCTTCGGCTCGGGAGTAACGGTAATCTTGAGTTGGGGCTCGGCCACTACGGCACCCGAACGGGCTTACCACCTTGAAGGGTCCACTTCTGCCCGTTGTCGAACGTGGTGACATGGCCCTCTTTCAGTGTCTCGGGCGGCGGCGTGCCCTCGTTGCCGCGACCGCCCAGCGACGTGCGATACTGCTCAATCCGCTGCCTAGCGTTCTGATAAGCGGTCTCGGCATCCTGCGTTAATTGCTGCTTGCTCTTGTTGGGAGCGAAGACGTTCTGCGCCGCAATCTTCTGCTGCGCTCGCTTGAACTCGGCGTTGTTATCGTCTTCCATCAGTTTCAGTGTCTGACGATTGCGAGCGTTGTCTTCAAGTCGGCCGTCGCGTGTTATTTGGCGCTCCAGATTGGCGTTCTGCAATTTAATGCGCTGTGACAAGAACTCGTTGCGAGTAGCTTGTCGCGCATTAAGCCCTGCTTCTTTGTTTGTGGCGATTGTGCCGCGGCTCTCGAGGGTGGCTGCGTTTCGGGTATTGCGTCCTTCCTCGAGTGTACCCGTTCTCGCGTTGCGGCCGGCTTCCAACTGGCTCGCGATCTCTTGACGGCTCTGCGCTCCTAAGCGGGCGATCTCACCTCTAGTCTGCGCCGACAATTCAGCGCGGCCCATGCGACCCGCCTCGAGATTATCCTGAAGCTCCCGACGCGCTTCGACCGACATGCGAGCAATATCAGAGCGTGTATTGGCTGATAGTTCAGCCCTTCCCATGCGTCCTTCTTCGGCTACGCCTTGCCGGGTTGCACGTCCCTGCTCAGTAACAGCTTGCCGCTCGTTCTTCTGCATCTCGCCTTCGGTAAACCGAGCGTTCTTATTTTTCTCGCCAACGATCTGCCGGTTGCTTTTGCCCTCTTCACCAGCGACAAAGCGGGCGTTCCGACCTTCCTCCAACGCCCCCATGATCTCCATGCGGGTGGCCGAGTTAAGCTTGGCGATCTCCTGGCGAGATCTAGCCGAAAGTTCGGCGCGTCCAGTGCGCCCTTTGTCCAGCACGTCAGCAATATCTCGCCGGGTCTCGTTGCTGAGCGTGGAGACAGCGAGCCGGGTCTGGGCCGAGAGTTCGGCGCGCTGGCCCGCGGCTTCGTTTCGCCCGGTAGCGATGCGCTCCCGGCTCTCTTGATTACCCGTAGCGATATTTTGACGGGTGCGCTGGTTGCCCTCCGCGATACCTTGTCGCACTTGATTGGTTGAGTCGCTGCGGTACTCCTGCGACTCAAGCTGAGCACCTTGTCGCTCGTTGCGCCCCTGCTCGCGGGTGTTGCCGAGCTGGATCATCAGATTTTTATAGTCCATCTGCGACTGCGCGGTCATCAGCGGCAACGCCTTGGCTACGGCAGCAGCGATCACCGCGGGCTTCGCACCAGGATTTGCCTTCACGACAGCGGCCATGATGGTGTGCAGATCCAGCCGACCCTGTTGCTGAGGCTGCTGTGCCTGCGCGCCCTGTTGTTGCATCGGCGGCTGCGAAGGGGGCGCCTGTTGGGGTGGGGCGGCGGGAGGAGGCGGAGGCGCTGACGCGCCAAACCGATCGCCAAAGGACGCGGGGCCGCTGCCGCTGGGTTGAGGAGGCGGGGGCGCCCCGGCGGAAGGCCCTACAGACCACGTAGGATCGCTGGGCGGCGGTGGCGCACCCAGCATCTGGGGCTGCGGTCCTTGGGAACGTGCTGCAGCCAACTGCATAGGTTGGCTGGGCTGTCCAGGCATAGGGGTCGCCCCCGGCTGCAGCATCTGCTGGAGCACAGGGATGGTGTTGCCCCAGGCCGCTTCGCCCTCCTGGGCAACGCGAGCCTCTTGGTTGGCGATATCGCCCTGCTCGATCTGAGTGTCGGCCTTGCGGGCCTGCTGATACCCACCGTAGGCCGCTGACAGTCCTGCTGCGCTAGGCATTTAACCAGTTCCATCCGCTCTGCGCGCCGGGGAAGCCGCTGCTGTACGCCTTGCCCAGACCAGCCAGACTCGAGCCCAGGTTGGAGCCCAACGTCTGGTTCTGGTTGAACGCCAAGCTGGCCTGATCCAGCCCCATCTTGGTCTGGTTGTTGGCCACTTGCCCCGCCTGGTTGCCCACGCCGAGATAATTAAGATACGCCTGCACCGGCGTCATGCCGATCGCCTGGGCGCCCTGCACGCCGCTTTGCAGGTTGTTGAGCGCGCCGAACTGGCCCTGACCGATCTGACCATAGGCGGAGTAGGGCAAGCCGGCGGCGTTGGCGAACGTGCTCGCCCCCTGCGTCTGCTGACCGATGCCCTGCCCGACGATGCCTGTGCCTGCACCCGACGTCCCGGCGCCACTCTGCAGTATCCCAGCCGCGCCTTGCCCACCGGCGATCTGCCGACCAAGCTGCTGGTTCTGCCAGTCGATATTGAACTTGCGAAGCGCGTCGCTTTCGCCGGCCGCTCCATAGGGCGTCGTCGCCACGCCGCGAGCTGCCTGCGCCGCCCTGGTCTGGTCCACCAGATCCTGCTGGGTCTTCTGGTAGAGCGCGTTCTGCGGGTCGAACGCCGTGTTGGCGATGGCCGAGGCGTAAGGGATGGTGCTCATCCCGGCGCCCTGGAACTGCTGCCCGGTGCCGATCGCGCCTGCGCCTGCGTTGAAGCCAGTCTGCCCTGCCGCCATGCCCATGCCGGCGCCGCCCTGCGCGCCCTGCAAAAACATATCGGCGTAGGGGTTGTTGTACTGCTGCAGTGCGGTCTGCTGGTACAGCGGGACGGTCTGCTGCGGGATACCAGCTCCTGCCAATCCCTGGATGCCGTTGTAGGCGCCCTGCGCGGCTCCCGCCATGTTGGGCATGTTGAACTGGGGCGGCAGCGCAACCTTGCTGGCCGTGCTCGAGCCGCTGAGCGCGCCGTAGGCACCCAGACCCGCACTGACCAGTCCTGCCACGCCAGCCATTGGCTATCCTAAAAACTTGGACCAGATGGTCTCGTCGTTGACGTACCCGAGCCGCTTCAAGAGCCGCCCGAGTGTACCACGATCTGCTTCAAAGAACAGTTTAATGATTACCTTTATCATCTTGGCACCGCGGGCTTTTACGTGGCGCTCGGTCTCCTTGAACATGCGGATGCCGGTCCAGCCCTCCCGATAGGCTGGCGACAGCCAGAACATATCGGTCTGCGCCCAGGTCGTGGAGGCGTAGTGCAGGTGCGGGTAGACCAAGATGAACATATAGCCGACCAGCACGCCGTTCGCCCGCACCGTCAGGACGTTGAGGATATCGGCAACGTCGAAGTCGTAATAGCGGTCCCAGTGCGGGTCGAGCGGGATGGCGTCCTTGTGCAGCGCAATCTCGGCCCAGTGCTGCCGGAACAGCACCGGGAACTCCTTGGCAATCAGGCCGAAGCGCTCCCACTGGAGCGTCGGCTGCGGCCTAGGCGGTACGACCGCCGAGGCTTTTGGGAGTGGCGGCTGGACCCTTGCGGATCGCATCGCTGTTGATGTTGGCACCCTTGGCCTTTGCTGATGGAGCGGCTGGCATCGAGGTTTTCAGCCCCTTCTTCAGCATACTCCGGTTCGCCATTTTTGCCATTATTTCACCTGCTCGACGTACATGCCCTGCAGGGTCAGGTCGCCGGATGCGGCCGACGTGCTGGTGCATTTGATGGTCTGATTGGCGGTCCAGGCGTCCGTGCCGGCCACGCTGGTCTGAAGCGACTGCGAGGTCACGTCAAAGCCTATCCTGCCAACGATATCCTGGGTGGCCGCGCCGGAGCGAACCACGAACATCTCGGCGTCGAACACCTTGTTGTTCGGAGCGCCGCCCGCCGTGGCCGAGGAGAACGAGGTGGTGCCGAAGTATATCTTGAGGGTCTTGAGATCGGAGTTCGCCGCCGACGTGCCCCAGCAGCGGATGCGTACCGCGTCGCCAGTGGCTGCGATGCGGTTGGCCGGAAGCGTGTAGGTGGCCAGCGTCTGCTCGGCCGTCGTGGTGTTGCCGGCCGGCGTGACGACCGCCGTAAGCCGCCCGTTGACGCCAAAATTGATGCTCTGGATCAGGCTGTTGATCGTCGCCAGCATCTGGCTCGGATCCTGCGGGCCTGAGAGCAGGGTAAGATTGGAAGCGGTTGCGAGACCAGCGGCGAAAACCAGCGCCACGGTGCCCATGAGCAGTTTCTTCAACATCGCCGATCTCCTAATGGGCGTTCGCAGCCCGGTTGAACTCTAGCAGACAAATCATTGTTCTGCCAGTCTTAAAGGTTATCCTCCCAGCCAAGGCACCCGATGGCGCCGCCGCCCGCATCCGACGCCAGGGCAATGGTAGATCCCTCCAGCACAAAAGTCGCGTTTTGCGCCACCGACAGGTTGTTATTGAGATATAGCGGGTAGGCGTTTCCGGCCGAGCCCAGCGGCCCCCTGTTCGCCCCGCCGTAGGACGTGTTCGGCGCCACCAGCACGTTCGCGGTGCCTCCTGCCGCCCAGCCGTTTGAAGCGAGCACCATAATGCGGGACGCCGTAGAGGGCACGAAGTTGGCGACCGAGACCGACGTGAGCGTCGGCGACGTCTGCGAGAACGTCCCTCTCACCCCGTTGTCGATGTTGGGGATAAGCGTGGTCTGCGCCAACCCAACCACGTACTGCGCGATGCGTCCGAACTGCCATGTCCCGTAGAGCGTCGCGGTGGCATGGATGGTGCGGACCCAGCCCACGCGCGCCTTGAAGGTGTAACCCGCCGGCATCGTCGGAGACGTGGCGCTGAGCGACGCCAAGGCGCCAGCCGTCGTGCCGTTGTAGATCACCCAGATCGCGTACCAGCTATCAATGGCGATCGTGCCGGTGTCGAGCTTGTTGACCGCACCGGCCGAGCCAAGGTCGACGGTCGAGCTCTGCGCGACGGTCACCGTGTTGGTGCCGTCGTAAAGCGTGACAAAATCGGCAGCGACCGCGACCGTCGTGTTGGTCGCGACCTTTATCGAGAGGTTCTTGAAGCCTGCAGGGACCGGCAGGATCGGGATAACCGGAGCGCCCGACGCCCTGGTGTAGCTCAGGACTTGCCAGTTGCCACTGCCCAGATACTCGACCGTGGCCGTATCGTTGGCGGCTGTCGTGAGATTGGCCGAGCCGGGAATAATCAGCGAGCTGGCGTTGTAGGTCAGCGTGTTCGCGCCCGCGAACGAGATGCGATAGATCGGATTGGTGGAGACCGCCGTAGAGCCGAACGAGGTGATAGCTGCGCCGGAGCCGGTGATAGCCGCGTTGTGAGTCGCCACCGTGCCGAGATCGGTAGTAGCCGCCGCTCCTATGCTGACGCGCTGCCCGATATCGCTCATGTCGCTGGTAAGCAGCACCAACACCGAGCCGTTGTAGATCGCCTCCGCGATATTGCCGGCCACCAACTCGCCGCCAGTCAGCACCTCGAGACCGGCGTTACCGACGCGATTGACCGCCGTGGCGCCGGTCGAGTTGATGTTCAGCGTCGTGGCGCCGCTGTTGGTGAAGCCGACCGTGAACGTAACCCGATAGCCGGAGGTCAAAGAAAAATTGGCAGGCGTGGTCGCTGCCACCACCTGCGCGTTGGCGCTGCCGGTCGACGTGCCTCCAATAAAGACAGACGAGCCGCCCTGGGCAGGCGAGAGCGGCGTCGTGAGCCCAAGGATGGACGTGATATCGGTGTTGACGCCACTGCCAGCTGCGTTGTTGACGACGCAGTTGCGCACCGTATTGAAGTTGGACATGACCTGCGTGGCATCCGCAGTCGTGTTGTTCTGCAGCGTGAAAGGGTACGACGTGCATGTCGCCGCCTGCGCCAGCGAAGGCAGCAGGCAGAACAGAAGCACCGCGAGAAGTCGTTTCATGTCATGCCGCCGGTTGTTGCAGGTAGCCCAGTTGCTCATAGCGCAGGAACATATCGCCGATCAAAATGCCACTGGCGCAATTCCCCGTCACCAGATATGCGAGGCGGCGAAACACCAGCGGCTCCGACCACTGTATCTCCTGCGGATAAAGCGCGTTCGCAGCACCCAGCCACTGGGCCTGTCCCCACTGGAAATTGCCCCATTGGGTGGCCGCGCCGGTGGGCGTAACGACCGTGCTGTTGAGCACCGTGCCGTTCTGGTCGAGCGCCGAGATGCCCATCGAGACGTTGGCGGCGAGCGCCATGTTGATGGTCGACTCCAGCACGTTGTTCTCGCACATCTGCTGGGTATCGGGCAGCATCGCGGTCTGCCATGCAAACGCCATCTGCGTGCCGTTCTCGACGAATGTGCTGGTGCTCGAGAGCGCTGCATCACTCTGAAACAATAAGTGATTGACGCCGTAGGCCGCCTCGATGAACGTGTTTCGATAAGGCTGAATGGAGGATGCCGGGAACGTATGCGGCCCGCTCCAGCACTCCCGGTTGATGTGGTACCAATACTCCTGGATCGGTGTGCCTGCCACGCCGCCGTTCTTCACCGAGATGCGGATCAGGTTGGCGTTGGCCGCGGCGCAGGTGCGCGACGGCTCGAGCGCATAGATGAAGGCTGACGTCACGCCCTTGCCCGAGTCGCCGATCGGCGGCGAGACGTGCGCGTTCATGTCGATGATGCGCAGCCCCTCCGGCGAGATGAACGCAAGCCCAAGCGGCGTCGAGCACACGCTGAGCGGCGACAACGTGCCGGTTGCGGCGTTAAGCGAGTTGATCGACCAGCCAGCCGTCAGCGCGAAATCGCCGGTGACCTGGAAGATGTTGGATACGCCTTTGAAGACGATCAGTGCCTGGATGACACCGCCGAGCTGATTGTCCAGCGGCAATGCGCCAAGTGCAGTGAGCTGCTCGTTGTCGCCAAAGGTCAGCACCTGTCCCGCATTGGTTACGGTCAGGGCGTCAAGCACGTTGCTCGCCACGATCGAGGGCTGACCTACAGCAGGATTGATTGCAAAATAAGCCCGCTGGCCGAACTGCTTGACCGCCGTAGGCACCGTCGTCAGCACCACCGCGCCGGCCGTATTGGCGCCGTGCCACACGGGATTGAGCGGGTCGCTGATATCGAAATAACCGAAGAAGACGTTGCCGGCACCAGTGAACCCCGGATGCGTCACGACGAGGCGCACGCCGATCAGATCCATCGTCGGCGGCGTCCAGTCTCCTGTGCTGGCAGGACTGACCGGCGTGTTCGCCGCCGTAATGCCCGTGATGGCCAGATTGGTGTTGGTGACCAGATTGAACGCGAACGGATAGTCATGGCCGGCGAAGACCGACGACGCGATCATGCCATAGACGACGTTGCCGATCACCTTGATGC